AATACTAAATATAAAGGTGTTCTTAATATGCGTTATTATATTAATGAAGCGCGTTCTGTTACTATTCGGGATGAAGAAACGCTCAAAGAATTAAAATCTTTCGTTAGGTACCCTAACGGTACTTGGAAAGCTAGACAAGGTTATCATGATGATAAGGTAATGTCAACTCTATATGCTCTGTTCATATTAGAAAAAGAGATTACAGAGCGTTTCTTTGAGATATTAGAATTAGACGATATGGGTAAGCCTCTTGTATTGGAACCTATGGATTACGGCGTTCAATATTTTGAAGATGCGACTTCTATATATTCAGATAATGAAGTAGTAGGATCAAATAATATGCTACCCCCAGTTGTTTTTGGTATGGGTGATAGTCAAGCAGAGGATGATATGGCTGAATTAGAAATGAATGGGTTTACTCACCTTCAGTAATAAATATAGACATGGCAAGAAACGCTACACCACAATCTATTCTTAATAAGTCTAGAGCTGATAAGTTTCTTTTAATTTTTGATGTACCACCAATTTTAAAGGAATTTAGCTCTAAGTTTAAGAATGATAATAAAACTATAGTACCAGATTCTGTACAATTTTCAATATATGGTACAGCTGTACCTGAGATAGTTGTACCGGCTGTAGAAAATAGATACGCGGGTAATACACTATATTTGTCATCTCATTCAAAAAACTCATACCCTCCTGTTAGTGTTAAATTTAATATAGATAATGAGTATAAAAACTACTGGGTTTTATATAATTGGTTAAATCTACTACACGATCAAAGAGAAGGTAGGTATAATGCTAGAGAGATAAATGTTGATAAAAACTTTGCCGACTATCAAACAAACCTTACAATTAAAGGTAAGGATGAGTTTAATAATGATAGAATAAAATTCACTTATACTGGAGCTTTTCCAACGTCTCTTGATTCAATAGATTACGATTATCAGAAATCTAATGAATTGATATCTGGGTTTACGTTTGTTTATTCACAACTTCACACTGAAATTGTAGATTTTTGAGTTTTTTGGGCCGAATTTAAATAAATAATTTTATGGCTCAAAGAACTATCACCTCACCAGGTGTTGAAATAAGAGAATCGGATTTATCTCTTATTGCACCACAGAATATAGGTACAAATTTTTATATTACAGGATTTGCTCAGCAAGGTCCATTGGATGAAGTTTTAAAAATTACTACTAAGCAAGAGTTGGACCAGGTATTTGGTACTCCTACTAATTCAGCAGAAAGGTATTTTTACTACTCTATAAGTGAAATGCTTAATTCTCCAGGAAATGTTTATGCATCCAGACTTCCTTACGGTCCTGGTACCGGTGACGGGTTCGGAGCTAAATATTCTGCTCTAGTTTATCCAGTCAGATCAGTTACTAACCCAGCTACAGCGGGTGGCACTTTAAGTGGTTATGATATAACTTTCAAATATCCCAATGCTGCAGCTTCAACAAATGCCCTTTCTGGTTCTACATTTACCTTTAGAAGCACAACTGGTGCTTTATCCACAGTAGGCTTTACTAAATTTGGAACATCTGACGCAGACTCAACTACTGGTGGATATGCTACTGCCCCTAATATACTAATTACGATTGATACCGCTTCTGTATCTAAAACAGCAGCAGCTACTGCAGCTATAGAGGACATCCAAGCTGCCATCGATGCAGCTCCAGATGCTCAAAACTATGGTACAATCACTAGTGATGGTGCCACGATAACCATTCCAGTTAGTTCTGTTGATTCTGGAGGATCGGCTACATCTACTCCAGGTAAGATCTTCCCTTACAGTAATAACGCGGATAACTCGTTTACTATAAGCGGTCTTACTGATTTAGCAACCGACCAAATAGTTACTACAGACTTAGATGTGTTATCAGGTACATACGTATTAGGAGAGCCTACCCACCTTGAACTAACTCAAAACGAGTATTTTACTGCTATAGAAGGTTCTGCCTTTAATTGGTCGGCAACTGCAGGTGCTAAAGATTCCTTCACTGATATAAGTACTATTGGAGGAGCTGGTTTAGTTGTACTTAATAAAGCTCAAACAACTATTAATAGCCAGTTTGAAGGTTACTACTTAGGTATAGCTGATAATACAAACATTAATCCAGACTCTAATTTCGATTCTATTATAGACATAAAGTCTGTTGATAAAGATCTTGCTTCAACTACCGATTACACAACTATACCTTCCGGTATTTTACAATTCAGTTTATCGGCAACTCCACGTGGTACACAAAATACTGTATCTGAAGTAATGGAAAATCTTACAGATTATAACATTGACGGTAGAGAAGATGATGATGTTCTTAACATTGGTGTATTTAAACTCCGTAAATCAATCTACGCTAATGAAGCATTTAAGCTTGATTATGTTCTTGAAGAAGGAATTGTTGGATCTGCTAACTATCAGAGACAGCAACTTAATTCTAACGGAGGTCCTAACATACCGTTCTTCCTCGAAACACGCGATAGTCGTTCAAGAAACGTTGAAATATTAGTTAATCCGTATATTTCAAACTACTTTAGTGGTACAGATGCTCTTGTAGATGGTAAGCCTATAAAGAAGTTAAGAGTTAATACTACTCAGTTAGAGAGTGTTGATTCTGAAATATCTGGTATTGATACTGCTAGATTTACAGAGCTTAACACGCAGTTAGGTAAAGCTGAAAATCTTTACGCTGCCGGAGCTTTTGTTAATAATAAGATAAAAGATAAGCTCTTAGGTGATATACCAACTAAATTAGATAGAGCATTAGCAGGAATTAGTAATGATGAAATATATGATATTGACGTTGTTGTTGAAGGTGGTCTAGGTACCGTTTATGCAGCCGCTTCCGCTGCCGAGACAAAATACTATGATGAATACGATACTAGCGCTAAGTTAATAGGTGCAGTTGATGGTTTGCGCACTAGTAATGATATTGTTAATGACGCAAGAGATTTAAGAAACAATTACTCCACAATCTTTAATAAGTTTGAACAGTTCTGCTCACCACCATACTTAGGAGGTGGTAGAGGAGATTGTATGTTTGTAGGAGATGTATTACGTCATATTCTCATAATGGGAGAGAAGTCAAGAGTTCTCGATAACAAAGCGAGAAACTTCCAAAAAGACGTATACTGGCCGATTCGCCACCAGTTTGAGAATGAAAATACATCGTATGCAGCGGTTTACGCACAATGGCCGTTAGTTTATGATAATTATTCTGGTCGTCAAATCTTCATTCCATTCTCAGGATTTGCTGCAGCTGCAATGGCTAGAACAGATGCTGCAAACTTCCCATGGTTTGCTCCAGCAGGATTTACTAGAGGATTAGTTCAATTCGCTAACGATCTTGCAGTTAATCCTAACCAGAAGCAAAGAGATGAACTTTATAAGGCTAACATTAACCCGGTAGCAAACTTCCCTAACCAAGGACAAGTTATATTCGGTCAAAAGACACTTAGTAAGAAGCCAAGTGCATTTGATAGAATTAACGTTAGAAGGTTGTTCTTAACACTCGAAAGGCCTACTAAGAAAGCTTCTAGGTTCTTCGTATTTGAACAAAATACTGAGTTTACTCGACAGAGACTTATTAATACTTTAACCCCACTATTCGAAAAAGCTAAAAACAACGAAGGTATTTACGATTACTTGATTGTTTGCGATGAAAGAAATAACACACCAGAGGTTATTGACGCAAATGAATTAGTAGTAGATATTTACATTAAGCCGGTTAGAACTGCTGAGTTTATCTTAGTTAACTTCTACGCTACAAGAACTGATGCAAACTTCGAAGAAATTATCGGTTAATACAAAATAACTATTAAATAATATTATGGCAACTACAATTCAAAACTTCTTCTCAAGAGCAGCAGATAAGCAATTTTCAAGAGACTTTTTATTCAGGGTTAAGCAAATTGACATTGAGGGTGTATCCCTCGATGGTGATTCTGATTTAGTTTATGCTAAAACAGCTGCATTACCAGGTAGAAATATTGAAAATAAACAAGTAAACTATTACGGTCAAACGTTTAACATACCCGGTAAGTCTACTTATCCAGGTTCAGAAGCTTATACAATTGAGTTCTTTCATGATGAACAGAATGAATTGAGAACTAAATTTGAAGAAGCTTCGCGAGCTGTATTTGATAACGAAACTTCTACTGGCCAGTACGGTATACCTGGAGAGGGCGATCTTATTACTTTAGAGGTGATAGATAAAGATTTAGCTCCAGTTCAAACGATACAGCTAGTAGGCGCATCTATAAGAGATATCAATCCAATTGATTATACTATAGCTGATGGTACAGGCGAAGTATTAAGTACAACTGTTACATTTTCATATCATTTCTATAAAAACTTTAGTTAAGGGTAGCAAAACTCGACCATAAATATATTATATGGCCGGCGAGTCTAATACCTTTCTTAACGCGTTTAGCGAGAATCCTAACTTTTTTGTATCGCACCCCTTTCTTTGGAAGGTTAGTTTAGATGCTGGAAATGTTATGGGTGCTATTAATACTGCGCTTCAAAAAGCTAATGAAACCTGGACTGCTACAGTACAATCATCAGACTTTACAAGAAATGGTACTTTATTAGTTGCGAGGCAGATGACTATTCCTCAAGAATCAAGTGAGTTTACACCTATAGGCGTTGACAATCGTGGTGGATTCTTACCTGGTTATGGGTTAACTCAAAGAACAGACTTCCTATCTAGATCGTTTAGTTTAAATGTTTTAGAGACAGGCGCTGATATAGAGCATCAATTCTTTAGACCATGGCTTATAGCGCTAGGTATTGATGGTCTAACAAATTTTAAATTAAAATGTGATATTACTGTTAACCAATATAATAGTGATGGCACGAAAAGAAAAGGTTATGTGTTCGAGCAAGCTTTTCCTACCGCGGTAGAGGGTTATACTTTAAGTTACAACGATGGAGATTTTATGGAAAAATCAGTAACTTTCGCTTGTAAAAATTATAGACAGACGTAATTAATATATGTTAGGATTAGTTCTTCCTACTTCTAAATCAGTTCTTTTAAAAACTCTTACAATTGAGAACTGTAAGGAGCTCTACTATATTCAAGATAATATAGACGCTGTTATATCGTATCTTGATAATCTCTTTTATACACCGGATCTAAATATATTGGAGAAGTTATATTGTATTTTACATATTAGAGACTTATGCGTAGGTAACGTTGTTGAGTTAAGAGATTATAGTTTTGATGTAATAGAAATACAAAACGAATTATTAGAGATTGCTGATATTAGAGAGGTCTTAACATTTAATGATAATACTATCACTTTAAACTACCCTAAGACTTTTATATCAACTACTTTTTACGAAGGTCACTTTATAGAAACTATAATATTAGATGGGGAAACTATTGACTTTTGTAGTTTAAGCTCTACAGAGCAGGATTTAATTTTTAATTATTTACCTTTAGAGATAAAAACAAAAATAACTGAGTTTTATAAAACTCATATTTCAAAACTTGAGATAAATTTTACGTTGAGAGGTGATAATATTAAGCTAATCTTATATGATTCATTTTTCATAAATTTCTTAGCTACAATGTTGAGCCCTATTGATATTCGTACCTATAGGGATTATATGTTTATTTTAAGTGAAAGAATGCATGATATTACATTTTTACAGAAAAGTACATTCTTAGATATAAGAGACTATATGGATCTTTATGTTAAAGAAAATAAAGAAAGAAATGATGAGATGAAGAAGAAGAGTTGAAAAAGTAGGACATTGCAATAAATAAATTTATGTCACAAATTTCAAGCGGCCTTCTTAAAAAGTTAAAAGATATTGAAACTAATTTAAAGCTTCCTATTACATCAGGGGAGGTGGTATTAAAAACGTTAACTTTAAAACAGCAGAAAAATTTACTTAGTACAGCTGTAACGGGTATTAAAGGAGCTATTGAATTTAAGAAAGTTTTAAATGATATTATTTTAGAAAATGCGGATACTGATAAAATTTTTACAGTTGATAGATCTAAAATAGTACTACATTTAAGAAGACGATCACTTGGTAGTGAAGTTAGTATTGATGGTGATATTTATAATGTTGATAAATATATCGATAAAATAGATAAAGTTAAAAAATCATTCGATATGGAGGGTGGAGCCAAAGAAGGTAAAGTTGAACTTAAGTTTAAAATACCAACATTAAAAGAAGAGAATAGTATTATTAGCAAATGCTTAGCAGAATTAAATAAAGGTAAAGCTGAGCCCGAGGCGGATAAAGCTTTTGGATTGATTTACATTTACGAGCTAATAAAGTATATTGATTCAGTTAGCGTGGGTGATGAGACGGCGTTATTTGATGATCTTAAAATAGCTGAAAGAGTAGAAATAATTGAAAATTTACCACTTACTGTATATAAGCAGCTAGCTACATTCTTTAAAGCATTCACATCATACGAGACTGAAATATTAACTTTCGATGAAAAAACTATAGCTATAGAACCTACCTTTTTTGATACATCCAATTAAATATTGTAGATGGCAGGGATTGTAAGTGAGTTATTTAGCGATAATGATGAATCAGAATCTGAAAAAGTATCTAAAAATGTAATTGAGTCAGATGCTACCACTTTTGGTAAAAAGAAGGGAAAAAAGTCTACCTTATCATCTTCAGAAAAAAAGAAAACTACTTCTATAGCTGATATTTTTGTTGACGCGTTTTTCGATAAGGAGAAATCGCAAAAAAAAGATACTTCGCTAGCAACTAAAGTATCATCAAAATTTGGAGGGGACACCCCAGCTTCTGAATCACGTAAAACGGTGGGTAAAGGTAAAAAACCTAAGTCGAAAGGTCTTTTAGGTAAGTTAAAAGAAGGGGCCGGAGGAGCCGCTGGTGGTATAGCTGCAGCTGCAGCAGCATTAGCTCTATTGGTAGGAGTAGGTCCTATACCAGGAGTTCTACAAAACTTGGCTAATATAGAATGGAGTAGTATAGGTAAAGCTTTCATAATTTTAGGGGGATTAGTTATAGTGGGTAAGTTTATGGAAGAGGGCTCGAAAGGTATACTCATAGCTGCAGCAGCATTAGCTATACTTGTTGGAGTAGGTCCTATACCAGGTGTTCTACAAAACATGGCTGAAATAGAGTGGGGTATGATAGCTAAAGGTTTCGTAATTTTAGGAGGATTAGCTATAGTGGGTAAGTTGATGAAAAAAGGCTCGTTTGGTATACTTATAGCTGCAGCTGCATTAGCTATACTTGTAGGGGTAGGTCCTATACCAGGCGTCCTTCAAAACATGGCTGATATAGAGTGGGGAACAGTTGCCAAAGCATTAATAATTTTAGGTGGTATAGCACTTGCAGGTAAGTTCATGAAATCTGGAGCAGTAGGTTTAATACTTGGAGCCGCGGCGCTGACGTTAATGGTACATGGTGCCTTAATACCTCTACAGGACATAGAATGGAGTACGATAGGTAAAGCTATAGTGGGTATACTAGCATTAGGAGCAGTTGCAGCCCTTGCAGGGTTAGTAGCGGGTCCTATAGCGTTAGGAGCACTTGCTCTAGGTTTATTAGGTCTAGCTTTAATACCTATTTCGTACTCGTTAATGCAATTTCAGGAATTAGAATGGTCGACGCTCGGTAAAGCCTTTGTAGGGTTACTGGTATTAGGAGCTGTAGGAGCTATTTTAGGTATAGTTTCACCGTTTATAATATTAGGTGCAATCGCTCTAGGTCTATTGGGATTAGCTCTTATACCTCTAGCTTACGGTATTTCTTTGATAGTACCGGGATTTGAGTCCTTTATGCCCATGATAGAAAAGCTTAGTAAGATTGATGCTATGCAGATGTTACTCTTGGGCCCTGCTCTTTTAGGTATATCAGCAGGTCTAGTAGCGTTGGCAGCCGGTGATCTTGTCGGTAAAGTCTTAGATACTTTTGGAAAACTTTTTGGTGGTGAAGGTCCTCTCGATAAGCTAATTAAATTAGGTAACGTTGCTGAACCTATTCTAAAGCTTGGGGATAGTTTAGATTCTTTAGGTGAAATTGATTTAGATGATTTAAAAATTTCTGGTGATCCGGAGGTTGCTGTAGATGGTGTAGATATGATTACCAATGCAGTATATAGGCTACTAAATGCACAACAGAAAGCAGTTGGGAATTTTAAGCAAATGTTTAGTGGTCCTCCCTCAAGCGGTCCAAGCATTTTCGACAAGCTCTTCGGTCTCGGTAAGAGTAAAAAGGAAAAGAGCAAAGAAGGTGGAGCAAGTGGAGATGTAAAAACTTGCTGTTGTGATTATAAAGCCGAG